CTTCTGGAGGTCTTATGTCCAAGGAACCGAAATCTTTAGATTTCGAGACTCGCTCAAGAAGCGAAGTTGTTGCCGCATTATGTGTGGAAAGCCAATGCTGATGTTCGTAAAAAGTACTCGTTGTCTAACAGACCTTCCGGTGCTATATACGACACCAGTGCAGTCGTGTGGTTAAGAACGAAGGGCATCGGAATACCCGAACCCCGTAGTCTGTTTCGAGAGGAGTGGTTGTATAATACACAATTCTTGAACTACTGGAAGAAGGATGATGCTAAGTGGGACAGTGGAGCTTTTGCCATTGCTCTCCGGAAGGTGAGATCTTCCTACAGTCACTTACACGATTTAAAGATGGCTCATTATGATGATGTGCAGTATGACATTGTTAATGATCCTGAGAAAGCGAAAGCTAGCTCGGGTCTTCCTCATCTCATGAGGAAGAGAGATGCGATGGCCATGGATTTAGGTCACGCGCAGGCCATTGCGACGGGTAGGGTAGCTCCCCCCCCTGCTGTTGGTTACCACCGTTCGCAAGAAGGTAAAGTGAGGTTGGTTTGGGGTTATCCCTTGTCAGTTTTATTAGTAGAGGGACGATTCATGTTGCCGATCGAGCGTGCACTCCGCACGTCACGCGTTCCGTATGTTGCGGGTTTAACATCCTGCGGTATTAGTGGACGGCTTGCTAAGCTTTCTTATACGAATGTTCAGTACTGCCTCGACTGGTCGAAGTTTGACTCGCTCATGCCTAGGTGTGTTATTGGGGCCATGTTTTCAGTGGTTCAGTCGTGGTTTGCAGATGTTGACCAAAAATCTTGGGATTTAGTTGCAAGGTACTTCGCAACATGCCCTGTGTTGATGCCCAAAGGTGAAATCTTTGTCAAGCGGACACGTGGAATCCCGAGTGGTAGTTGGTTCACCCAGCTGATAGGGAGTATGTGTAATCAGTTCCTTGTTGAATATCTTAGTGTGCTTTCCGGAGACGGAATTGTAGACGGGGTATACCTCGGGGATGACTCAGTCATCGGTATGTCAAGGATGCCAGATGTCGAGAAATGGGCTGCTTTAGCTTTAGAGGTTGGAATGGTTATCCATCCTGATAAACAAATCGTGACACACGGTAGACCGCATTTCCTCGCTCATGAGTGGGGTGGCCTATTCCCAATTCGCGAAATAGAAAAAACCCTTTCCAGACTAGCTAC